GGTGTGCGGGGCGTGCTCGAAAGATTTGTATCGCTGCCAAGGAATCCGTTTGCATGAGCCTGAAAGTACAGTTTTTAGACGTCGGCGCGAAGATTGTACCTGCGGACAAGTTTTATACCTTTTCAACCGGCGGGTACTTGTGCCGGTTTCGCAAAAACAATTTTGCCGATGTCCCATTCTATACGATGGAAGTTTTCGCGGCGAACGGCAGGACGTTTCTGTTCGCGAACAAGCTCGTCTATGGGCAAGAGTTTGTGGATAGTCTTCTCGCGCCGTTCCGGGACAAACTTATCCCGTTGAATATCGACTACGAGGCAACCGGCTTAGGGCCAACAGAGCTGACAGATGAAACTTTTGGAGGCGATATAAGAATCGTCTCTGGAATCATTGAAACGTGAGAGTCCGCCAAGCTGTCATATCTGTCTATGCTGCCACAAACGACTTTGGCGAATACACGAATGCGCCAAGCCGAGAAATTATGTTTCGGCAGGCGTACCACAGACTTGGCCTGGCATTCGAGTTTAGATTTTCAAAAGCGTTCGCTACGCCATTTGGGCAGTGTGATTTAACAATCCATAATCCGTCAGCGAACCTGGCGGATGCTTTCGTGTTTGACGCAATCAGTTACAAACAACGCCCGCGCGTAGAAATCCGCGCTGGATATGCCGAGCCGTATGATGGCGACATAGACGCGCTGAAAAACTCGCTGCCTATGGTCTATGCTGGATTCCCATTCTATGTCTATGACCAGAAGATTAGGGGCGGGCGCGTGCTCACAGTACAGCTATCCGATGCTTCCACAGGGATGCTCTTTGGGCCAAACACACGAGTCAGCGAGCAATACAGAGCAGGACAGCCGCTTATCGAGGTTCTGAAAGACCTGCTGGGTCGCATACCTGGGTTACAATACGACATGTCCGAGCTTGAGGCTGATGAGCGGGTAAGCGCAATAACGCTACCAGCGGACGTGATGTACACAGCTCTGCCAATCCTGAGCACAGTTATTCCAAACCTTGGGCGCGAGTTTGGATTTGCGTTTTCGCTCGACGGCCAAGGAAAGTATGTATTCCGGGCCACCGCTGCACTCGCGGACAGCAAGACGCCAACAGTGATTAGTGCGGAGACCGGAATGATTGAGCACCCGGCGCGTGTGAACTGGACGCATTGGAACGTGCGCACGTTGTTCGGCCTGCCGCGCGTCCTGTACCCGGGAGAATGGGTGCGCGTAGAATCGGAGTACCTGGACAGGTCGCGCAGCGCAGAGACAAAGAGCCTGACGGGGATGGTGATAAATGCGGACTATGAATTTGCCGACGCTTCCGCGACGATTGGCTACGTGGTGGCAATGGACGGTAGCCCCATCTCGACACAGCCGGTGATAACGAACATCTAACAATGTACTTTGAACTGCTGTTACAAGACGCTATTCTGGCCACGCTTGAGCGAGTCGAAATGTCTTTCGTTGCGGAAATTCTGAATTTCAACAAAGACACGATGCGGGCGACAATTCGACCCAGGCTGTTCGCGGAAATCAAAGACGCGCAAAGCGGCAAGGCAGAGAAGCAAGACATCCCGGATATTCAGGATGTGCCGGTGGAGATGATTTTTGCAGGTGGCTACTACATCCGGCCAGTCTATGCAACAGGCGACCTGGTGCATGTGTCATGCTATGCGTCGGCGACAAAACCAGCTATCGATGGTAACACGCGGTCAAATGCTAAACTGCTCAGGTTTCAGCTTTCAAACTGCACAGTCACCGGCGGGCTTGTTCCGAAAGGCACACCGGCACCTGCTGGATGGTCAGAGCCGGGTCTGGTTATTGGCAAAGGCGGCAAGTATATCGCGCTTAGTGACACAGGTGTAAAAATCGTTGGCAGCGTTAACGTTCAGGGCGATGTGACAATTACTGGGAACCTATCAGTGGACGGGGATGTGTCAGTGACAGGGGATGTGAGCGCGGCGAATGTCAGCGCCACCGGCGACGTCAAAGCAGGGCCGATAAGTTTGAAAACGCACGTCCATATATCGGGCACGGCAGGAAGCCCGACCAGCCCGCCGCAATAATATGGCACTGAAAGACATTAAGCTAACTCCGTCCGGGGATTTGACGATGGACGTGAACTCACGGCCAACGTGGATATACGACAAGGAAGCCGTGACGCAAATTTGTGACGTTGGAATCTCGCTTTGGAAAGGCAATTGGTTTGCTGACCCGAACAGAGGCGTTGACTGGCTTGGTGTGTTTCGACTGACCTACAACCGCCAAGCGCTGATTGGAATTATCGCGACAGCGCTCAGAAAAATCAAATACGTGAAAGACGTGGTCGATGTAACGATTGACGTCAAGAATCGTAAAGCTCAAATTGCGTACACCGTGAAGACGAACGTCGGCAAAATCTCTGGTGGTGGTACAGCATGATTGACTCGCATGGTTTCACACGCCCAACGCGCGAACAGATTTTGCAAGCGATAAAAGACGACATCGTTGCGAAGTTTAGCGAGACCATCGGCGGCGTCACTTACCAGCCATCCCTTGAACCGGAATCTTTCTTGGGCGCGTTCGCAGAAATCCTGACGCAGGTCAAAGAAGACCTGTACCAGGTTTCTGAAGACAGCTACTACTCGAATTTTCTGGGCACGGCGCAAGGTGTTCAACTTGACCGAATAGCACTGCCAACGAAACGCAAGCAAGCGACCAAAGCCAAAGCAACGCTGCGAATCACAGGCACACCAGGGACGAACGTTCCAGCCGGCTTTGTGGTCGAGACTGAGGACAAACGCAAATACCAGACTGACGCACCGGCGACAATTGGCGCAGGTGGTACGGTGGACGTTGGGGTAACCGCACAAGTAGCTGGAGCTGCTGGAAACGCACCCATCGGTGCGCTAACGTTCATTCCTGTGCCGCTCACGGGTGTTACTTCCGTCACGAACATTTCGGCAGCGCAGGATGGTAAGGACACTGAGTCAGATGCAGAGTTTCGCAAACGCGCGATTGATGACAGGTCGTTGGGAATCACGTCCTCGCTCTCTGCAATCCTGAACCGCGTTCTGCAAGTCGAGGGAGTCATTGATGCGGTGGCGCAAGAAAACACTACTTTGGACTATATTGGAATTATTCCCCCTGGTGGATTTGAAATCACAGTCCGTGGTGGTGCGGATTTGGACATCGGCAACGCGATATTCTCCGCGCGCCCTGCAGGGATTGCCTCCGCCGGAACACAATCCGTCACGGTTTACGACGTTGAAGGCAACCCGCATATTGAAAAATTTTCGCGCGTGGTGGATGTCGCGATATACGTGAACGTGGCATTGACAGTGAACTCGCTCTATAACGCCACACTAAGCAACCCGGAAGTGAAGCGCCAAATCCTCAAGTACATTGGCGGCGTTGACCCTGACAACGTGCAATATCCGGGCTTGAAAATTGGTGAAGATGTAGTCGCGTGGAAAGCAAAGGCTATGCTGTTTGATGTGAACAACCCTGGCAGGTTTCCTGGGCTTGCTGATGCAGTGGTAAAGCTCGCGAAAGTGCCCGCGCCAATCAACCTTGACACAGTAGTTATTGACACGCACGAGGAAGCCTACACAGACTTTGCGAAAATCAACATCACAGTGACGGTGATATGAACCTGAGCGACTACATCGACTTACTGCCAGATGTCTATGACAAGGGCAGCGCGCCCAAATCGAACATCAGAAAGCTCTTTGAAGTCACGGCGGACGCGCTGCAAATCCTGATTGATACCGCGACAGAGAACAAACTTATCAAAGACTTGTTTCACGCGTCTGGGGCTGTGCTCGACGCAATCGGCGAAGACTATGGGCTACCCCGATACGGAAAGAATGACGACGACTACCGCGCTTTGATTTTGGCAAAGATTTTCGCGCGGATAAGCGGCAACAGTGATGCCAAAATCATAAACTTTTTTCGGTTTTTCACGACGCTACCGATAAACGTCGTGCGGCTGGCCGAAGATTCAATCCGCATTCCGGTATTGCATGGACTATACGTGTGGCGGGCGTTTAGTGTGGAGATTCCGGGGCTTTCGACAACGCTAAGGGACAGGCTATTGCCAGCGTTGCAAATTCTGAAACCTGCGGGGGTGTACGGAACAATAAACTTTTCGCAAATTTTTAACCCGGCCACAGACTTGCCGGGAACTGGCTACTCTCCGATAACGACGGCTGGTGAATCGTGGCAATCAGCGCAAAACGATGACTTTGATGTATTGCTGACGGTTGGAAAGATTGCGCCCGGCGACGATGCGCAGGTTATGCGGAGCACACTCACCACAGACTACAATGTCGTTGGCAATTTCCCAGGGAGCACTACACTCCGGGACGAGATATTCCGATTCCCCGGTGAGGTGGTTTACAATGGGGGGGACGTTCTATTGCGCGTCACGACCACGGCGCTTTCGCGGATACTACCGGACTCGCTGGCAAGTAGCCCAACCTTTTTACACTATGAAACTGGTCTGATTTTTGGTGTCGGTTTGTACGCAGGTACACCATCACAAAACAGCAGAGTATTTCGGTCAACGGATGGCGGCGTAACGTGGTCACGTGTCATTTTGGTGAACAATAATATCAATCCCGCAACGGCGCAATATATCAAAGCGGGCACAGCGTTTATCATCACGCTGTGGACAACCGCGAACCGACTGGTATTCATGCGCTCGACAAACAACGGCGCAACATGGACTGAGACGGTAGTCCTGACAGGAACCACACTTGTGGTTACGCAACTGGCAAAGTCGGCAGAT